TAAAAATATATTGATAGTTTAAACTATTTGTTATTTTAATATTATATATTTTTGATTTTAATAATTAAATAAGGGGAATATTATTTCCAAATATATTATCGTAATTTATACCAAATATTTAATTTAGTATCATTAGTAAGTCTTTCAGTATCAGTCCATAAAAGATTAAGATTAACAAGTGTTACATTTCCAAATGTTGTTATTAAATTTGGATCAGTAATTAAATTATTATTCCAATTATTTTGATTCCAATAATATGAAAATGTTTCTCCAGTTTCAATATATCCATTAATTTTTATTCTAATTATTTTGGTATTTAATTCTTCTGGAGTTTTACTCATTAAAGCATCTGGTTTTATATTAGTACCTATATTCGGTATAACAGTTCTACCAATTCTTACAAGTTCATAATTAGAACCTTTTAATGGAAAATCTCCCCATAATTCTGTTGTTCCATCTTCTAAAAGTAATTCAATAATTATTCGTATTAAAATATTGTAAGTACTTTCGTTATCAAAAGTAAATGTAAAATTTAAATTACCGAATTTACCTATAATAGATTGTTCCATAACAAAATCATTATTTCCATAATTTAATAATACTGATTCATCAAATAAACCAATATCAATTAATTCTTGTTTTGTTATGAAAAAAGTATTTTGAGATTTTTGACCAATTTGAGATAAAGAAAATTTATGACTTGCAAAATTTGTTCCCATTAAATTATGTATCAATTAAATTAATAATGACACACCTTAAGACTTGTAGCTGTAACAAATTTTGTATTTTTCCTCCTAATATTTATTAATCAATATTAAACTGAATTAATAAAGAAAAAATCTTCAAAGATTTCTCTTTAAAGATTTTTCATTAAATTTAAGAAAGTAGTTAATTTTCGTTTCGAAGTAATTTCACAAACATAAGTTCCATTTTGAGCAATTGTACTTCTTCCAATGTATATTGTAATACGATGTTCATTATAAATATCTGCAATAAATATTGCTGTATTTTGATAATTTGGTGATTTCAATGAATACATACCATGACTTGTCCAACCATTATCTATCAGAATATTTTTAAGATTTGTTTTTGCTTTTCTTACCATATAAAATGTTTTTAATTAATGAAATTGTTGCAAGAATTGATAACCAAATATAAGTTGATATAATAACATAAAAATTATCTTTGGTAAATAAAAATGTCAATATATATTTGATGTTAACCATATTGAAAAAATTATCCAAACAAATTTTGTTTCAGATATTTTCATAAATTTTTTAATATTATCTTTCATTTTTGTAAGCATTATTATTTAAATCTTCGATTTTCCAATCAATTTCTTCATTCCATTCAGGATAAGGACCATCAATTTCATAATCTTCATTATTTAAATATTCATCAATATCACATGCATATATACCAAAATAAGAAGTACCATCAAATACTATATAAACTTGTTCATCCATAATTCATTTATTAATTTTAACCCAATAACTTGTAGTTTTTATTCCCATTGTTTTTGATTTAATTTTTGTATTTTTCTTGAAACCAAATTTAGAATAAAACTTTGGTAATATATTTTTATTGAAGAAATTCTTTTCTTGAAAAGTTCCAGCTGTTGATGCTAATTGTAAAACAACTAAATCATATTTCTTAAATTTTTGAAGAAATTCTGATAATATTTGAGTTCCAATTCCCATATTACGAAATTCTTTATCAAGTTGTATACGATTAAGTACAACACCAGTATTATATTTGTTTATTATATTTTCTGGAAATTCAATATCTTCAATATATTGTAAATCAACCAAATTATTGTAAGTTTGATATTCAATAACACCAATAATTTTATCATTAATACGATATTGGATTGTTTTAGTTACAGGATTTTCGGTATATGTTTTATTAATTTTCTCCATATTAAATTAAGTTTTATCCATTATTTATATCTAATTTATTATCAAAATTTAGGGAATCATATAAATAAAAAATCCTCGAATTTCTTCGAGGATTTTATATATCTGATTTTATTCAGATTAGTTCCAACCATATTCGTTGATAGCAACAAAAGTCAGATAGTTCAATTCAGGATAGAACCCAACATCTGCGATTGCGAACCGGCTCCAAACACGGATCTTCTCCGCCATCGTACCTTCTGCGATAATTTGTCTTGAAGCTGCCAAGTCATAAGCCAAGAACTTAGAACCCGGATCAGTATCATTACCACGACGACCTAACAAAATTCTCGGGTCAGAGAAATCAATTCTCGGATTCTTATATACACTGATAGTTTCGAAAATAGTACCAGTATAATTCAATTCCGGATTGTTACTTAAAGTTGTCGGATGAGGACAAGTTGAGAATTGTGCATTCTTTTTCAAGCAAGCCAACAGACGACCACCAGCTACCAAGAAATCGGGAGGAGCGATACGGTTATCTTGACCAACAAATTCAGCTGCAACCAAAATACGAGCATACAAACGGTCAGCGTGAGTATTCATATTTTCATATCCGGAAGACTGAATTGAGTTAGTGATAGCACCCATCTTAGAACGAACGTCAGCTTTCAACATATCACGGAAATCAACATCGATGTCAGTGAATACTTTTTCAGTCTTAGAAGGAGCTGCGATATACAAGTTCCAGTTTTCACCTTGAGATTGGTAAGCATTTACAGCATGCTCAACACCCATACGATACAAGTGGTCAAGAATTACCTCATCCAAAGATTGTACGAGTTGATTTTGAACTCCGGTATACAAATGCGCAATCACATTGATACCTTGTGCTGCCATATCTTTGATCTGAATGTTCGAGGTATCTGCTTCGATTTCGAGACCAACCATTTCAAGTTGCTTGTCAAAGCTGATAACATTCAATTTATGTTTCGGACCTTTCTCTTGTTGAGCACGAGTCATACCACCGAAAGAATTGTTATTTGATGCAGCTTCAGCGATATTCGTACGAGTAGCAGAAGCATAATTCAAAGTAACACTCGGAAGATCAGTTCCAGCATCATAAGTAGTTCCGTCAACACTCATATAAACTTTTGCTCCAGCTTCAGCATTGATACCATCAGCAACTTCTTTTACAGTCAAAGAATTATCTTTAGTGTAAGTTCCGCTTGCCATTTTACCAGTGCTCAATACTTCAACAGTGATAGCTGTTTTGATAGTAGAAGCAACGATAAACAACATTTCAACAGCATTACCATCTTTGTCAGCGATAACAACTTTAGAAGTTGCACGTTTCATACCAAGTTGTTTCAGCCATTGACGAGTAAACAACGGAGCACCAACTTCAATAAAAGAAGGTAAATTTTCAGCGTCATCGAAAGTACCACCACCGTAAACAGTATCAACAAAGTTAATCATAACTTTCGGAGTATCAACTGCAATAGTCGGCATCAAATCAAAACTAATACAGTGAAGAGCGATATGTGATTGTAAACCGAAAACATAAGAAGGTATATCACCAGAACCAGCTTTATAAGCAGGATTCCAAATACCACCTTGATGTTGGTTAGAAGCATCAGCATTAACAACTTCACCCATACCAATTACGTTACCAGGCATTGCAAAACTTTCAAACAAGTTCTTCAAACTACCATCACCAAGTTCTGAGAAAATACGAGCATCTTCATTTAGAGGAGTTGTGTTCATTGCTTTAGCAACACGACAACGGTTAGCGAATTGTTCAGAAGCAAATTTCAAACGTTCTGCTTTCAGTTCCGGACGATCATTATATCTTGCAAATTCTGCAGAGAAAGCACTCTCCATTAAGGGAGCTATTTGTTTTCCCATACGTTCTACTTCAGGGAATTTGTGCTGATAAATCGGTTGTTTTTTCTTATTTTCAAACATAATTATTTGTTTTTTAATTTGACAATTTATTTATCTATCTTGTATTGAATCAAATTATTAAATAAGATTCTCAAGATATTTGGCTCTAATAGCATTCAAGTTAGAACTTTCGTTCAAATTTTGTTGTTTTTTCTGCTCTTGTTTCTTTTGTTGCTGAGCTTTTTGCTGTTGAGCCTTTTGTTGCTGCTGCTTCAATTGTTCTTGTTTCTTTTGCTCTTGTTTCTTTTGTTGCTGAGCTTTTTGCTGTTGAGCTTGCTGAGCTTTTTGCTGCTGTTGCTGTTTCAACTGTTGTTGCTTCAATTGCTGCTGTTTTTGTTGCTGTTGAGCTTTCAACTGTTGTTGTTGCTTCTGCTGCTGTTGTTTCAGTTGCTCACGTTCCTTTTGTTTTTGAGCATCAGACTTTTGTTGTTTTTGTTGCTGTTTAACCAGCTGTTGACGTTTTTGTTGCTGTTGTTGATTTAACTGCTCTTGTTGTTTCTGCTGCTGTTTTTGCAACTGTTGCTGTTGTTTCTTTTGTTGAGCTTTCAACTGTTGCTGAGCTTTTTGCTGCTGTTGTTTCAACTGTTTTTCAGAGCAACTTTCATACAAATCTGAATCAATATCATCAACGAATGAATCATCCAAATCATCCTCCAACTCATTATCAACACCATCCAAATCTGAATCTAAATCCTCGTCAAAATCTTCATTCAAATCCTCGTCTTCATCATCTTGCAAATCTTCATCAAAATCATCATCTTGATACAAGTCTTCATCTTCGATTTCATCATCATCTTGGAAATCATCAAGATCTCCATCTTGATAAAGGTCTTGATCATCGATAAAGCCTTCGTCATCAAAATTGTCCATTTGCTGAGATTCGTTCAATTCTTCATCTGCTAAGAAATCCTTTTCAGTATTCTCAACACTATTCATAAGATGTTCTACAAATCCGTTCATAAATTTTTTGAATTTTTAATTATTAATTATTTGAACAATAACTTCAATATTATTTATACATTTTCAACTGAGTTTGAATTTTCAATAAAACCTCCAGAACCATCATAATATCCTCTACCCAATCTTTTATAAGGTCCTGTTGCTTTTTGCAAATTACTTTTAATCTGTTGTTTCAATCGTCTATGAGCTTGATGTATATCTCCAAAAAATAAAGCTTTTTGTTTCATTTCAGATTTGTTAAGAACCTGTTCTTTTAGATTTTTCAGTTGCTCTTCTTCTTCACTTTCATCCAACTCTTTTTGAGCAGCATTTTCTAAATTTTTCTGGAGTTTGTTTTCATCATTTGTCTGACTATTTTGAAGTCTTTGTTCATCGTTTTTTTCCTGTAATTGTTCTGATTCATTCAATTTCAACCATTGAATAAAACATACATCATCTTTCGTGTTTATGTATTTATTATATAAAGCATCAATTTTATCAAATGAACTTTCGTAAAGTTTAAGAGTAACTCCCTCATTCAATAATGCTTTACCAGTTTCTTTAACGTTGAATTGTAATGATTCGTTTAATGTTACAATATCAAGAAGAGCATTTGCAAATCCAGGATGATATACTAAATCATAAGTAACAAGCAATTTAATTCTTGCTTTCTTAGTACCATTTCCAAGATCTATTTCTTCTCCTGCTGCTCTTGCTGAGATTGCAAGTTGACCACCTGATTCAATAATTTCTCGAGCAAGTAATCCTTTACCACTATTAAGAATAAGAACACGTCCCATAACACATTTAGTTTCAGGAACATACCATATATCCAAAATTTTATGTGATACATTATTTGAATCAATTGCATATGATTTTGGGTGTTCATATTCTCCATATAAACCTTTCTTTGAATGTATTTGTTTTTTCAATAATTCAACAAAAGGTAAATAATTTTCTTCTTCGTAAATACGATTGTTATTATTTGGAGTATCCATACAAGCAAAGATACCTTCCAAAATAATACCATCATAAGGTTTTCCGGTAATTGGATTTAATATTTCTTGACGGATTATTTTATCATCAACTTTTACCAAAGGACTTAAAGTAGATTCAATATATAGGAAATCTTTTTTAGTTTCTGTAGCCATTACAATTCAGCTTTAAATTTTATTATTTATTGTGTTCAAATTACTTTAAAAATCAAATTTATTTTTCTTTATAAACTCGAAGTATTTCATTTGAATAATCACTTTTAAATTGATTTCTTGCAGCATTTTCTGTATTCGCTTTTACCCAAGCATGAGAAACATCACCATCAGAATCTCTATAATCAATTATCCAAGTTGGAAGATTATTATATTTTTCTTCAGCTTCTTTAATTTCCAAATCGTAACCATCTTTTATTTTATATAATTTTTTGATAGTATCTTCATCAAAATAATTATTATTTTCAAAATATTTTCTAATTGAATTTATAATATCTTGAATCGAAAAAGGTACATTTTTCTCATATATTACTTCTTCATCTCCAGAAATATTATTTGAACATCTTATATAATATGTTGATTTTTCATATCTGGAAATTGGATCATTTCTGTACAAAGATACTTTAATCAAAGGATTATATCTATAATCATAAATTAATCCTGTTCCAAAATTTTTAAAATTTTTATATTCTTTTTCAATTTTTGGTTTTAAAACTTCAATATATTTATCAACTTCAAACCACCAAATAATATTATCTAAGAAAATATCTGAATTTCCTGAAGTATCTTTTTTCAATACATTATAAAATTCAATACCACCTACTGTACTGATAAAATCAATATTTTCTAAATTACATTTTATTGCTGTAAGTTTGTTTATATCAAATTTATCGAAATTTATAAACCAAACTTCATCACATTGTTTTAACAAAAGATTTATAGCATTATAAAATTCTGGATTTTGTTTATAATAATCATCGAAATAATTTTTATTCTTTAATTCAGAATGAATACATTTTCCATTCTTTATAACTAATACTAATGTTTTATATGTTGGAATTTCCATAACTTTAAATTTTTACCAATTAACATCATCTTGTGCAGCAATATCTTCTGGAGTTTCTTCCGGTTCTTCTTCAAAATTAACATCCATCATTTCTGTTTCTTCATCTTTCATATCTCCCATTTCATCTTCTTCTCCTATACCTTCAGGCATTGTACCATCAGGATTATATCCAAGTTCAATATTTTCTTCGCGTCTTGCAAGTTTCATTGCTTCTTTTTGTTCAGGAGTAAAATCGAAATAATTATCCATAATCCATTTAACTGGAATAGTTTTTCTCATATTACCAAAAGCATCTTGTTGTTCACCGAAAGCTGCAAGATTATTAGCAATTTCAACTTTCTTATTAAGAACCTCAAGTTCAGCAAGTTTTTCATATTGATTGAATGCAACCCATTCAATTCTGATAGTATCAAGTAAAGATAAATCGATACCAATTTCAATTTCTTTTAAAGTTAATTGAATAATTATTGGTTTCAAAAATATCTCTTCAATGGTATTTCTGATACTTTCAATAAATTTACCAAAATTTACTTCAACTTTACGAAGAGAAGTTACATCTGTAAATCCCCAAGCATCAGAACTATTAGGGTCAATTCTATCATAAGGAATTTCTGAACTATTCCAAAATAATCTATCAAAATACTGTAATGAATCGGTTTCAGTTAAATCAGGTCCATTACCAGTAACTTCTTCAATTTCAGGATGTCCACTATTTGTTGTTTCAGCTGTAAAAAATTCTCTATAACCAGTAGATAATGGTGAATTATTAAACATTACCTGTCCTGTTTCATCAGAGAAAGCATATTGATTTGTATAATTATTTCTGGCTTCTGATAATTTTTGAATAGCATCTGTTCGAGCCATATCACCCAAAGCCAACTTAATGTGCATTCTTACTTGAGATTTTACTGCAAACCAAAGAATTTTAGCTGTTTGCATTGACCTCATAACATTGAAAGGTCTCCGAAGTGTATCAACATAAGAAACATAACCATAATCATATTTATTCCATTCAATCAAAACAACTTGATTTTCATGAAGAATACGATCTTTTTGGTTATTATCCATTAAAGGTTTTTGAACATACCAAACTAAATCATCCTTTTTAAATTTTTGAAGAGTACTTGGGTCAATTGGAATCATACCAATAATATCCTTTGGATTCTTCAAACTATCATATACAATTTCATAAGCTTTTTTACCTGTAATCAAATATTCTTTTACCAAATCAGATAATCCATCTTTTTTCAAATTATACATTTGATACAATTTTGGATAAAATATTTCATCCAGATATTTTTGTATTGCATTTGCTGTTTCTTGTTTATCTTCAGGAACTAAAGACAAATTAATAACAGGAAATACAGGATATTTATTTGATTGAAGTTGTGATACAATTATTTCATTGGTTAATATTCTAACAGCTTTTTTGATTTCATAATTTTCTGCAAATATCAATAAACCATTTCGATAATTAATATGAGTTAACGGACTGAATCCATAATTATTCTGATAACGAATATCAGGATTAAAATTAAGATTCATCGAATTTGTAAAATATATTGGTTCAGCTGCACTTGATTGTGCTTTTTTTCGAACATCTTGTCCAGCTGCTAATTTATCTGAAGTATTTGCATAAGCAATCTTTTTTGATAATTTCTTCTCAACCTTATTTGTTGAGAGCATTCCTATCGATTGACTTAATTTCATATTATTATCGTATTATTATTTCAAAATTTGAGACTTAACTTTTTCCATGAATTGCTTACGTGCTTCATCATGATATAGATTATCGGTAAATTTTAATTCCATTAGTTGAATATTTTTATATATCTCAACTATATTGAAATTAATATTATCTTTTACGTAATCAAGATAATTTGATTTATTAAGATTTACCTTAACATCTTTGAATCTATCTTCTTCAACTTCATAAGATACAATTCCAGAAGAATATATAAACAATAATTCCTTATTAGTTTTATCATAAATTATTGATAATAAAGAACTAATATCTTTTTGAAATTTATTATTCAATTCTTCCTGTAATTTAATATTATTTACAATATCGAAACCATAAATAAATATTGGTTTATGTGCAAATATTTTGATATTAATTACTTCATTGGAATAAGTATCTATTTCATTTATTGATTCAAGTCTTTCAATAACTTTTTTCAAATCATCTTTAAAACTTTCAATACCAAATGTTTTCTTTATTTTAGTACCAAGATTTGTTAATGATTTTATATCAACGGGTTCGAAACTTTCATTTAATGAATTTTGTATTCCAATTTCATATCCATCTAAAAAATCAGATACTTTTCTGAAATAACTATAATAATTATTTCGAGGATTTTTAACCATATTTATTTGGTCAAAAGATACTGATTCATTTAATTGATGAAATTCTATTCCAGATAAATTGGAATATAAACTCAACATATTATTGTTGTATATATTCAAATTTAATGATTCACAAAGATTCTTGATTTTACCAAATTTTCTTTGTAAATCTTTTAAATTTTTAATACAAGAAATTATAGTACCAAGAATTAAAGATTCTTTTTCTTCGATTGATTTTTTCAAATCTTTATCTTCAATTTTTACCGGCATATTATTATATTATTTATTTGATTATATATCTTCATTAACCATTATATCTGCTTTTCTTTTGAAATCTTTTAATCTCAATCCAATAATATATATGATTGTAGCAACTATTGTATTTTTCAAAATTACTGGTGAAAATAATTTTGAAAAGAAAATTTCGATATTTGATAACTGATTATTCATATCAATTTACAGTATTTGTACTTTGAGCTGCTTTAATTACTGAAAGTTCTTTTTCGATTTCAGTTTTAAAAACTTCAAGTCTTTTATCAATTATTGATAACAATTTATCAGTAAGTGTAAAAGCATAATTTTCAGCATATAAAACTGATAAATCATGAAATGTTTCGTTTTCAAGCGGAAATATTTCAAGCATAGCATTTCTTGTTTCTTCAAACAATTCTTTACCTTCTTGTGAATATTCCTTATATTTATCAACATTAATAACTTGAAGTTTTTTCTTAACTTTCCCAGTTACTTGTCTATTATCTTTACTCATAATTATACGTATGATTGCCAGTTAACATTTACTCGAGTACTATATCCTTCTCGTTTACAGAATTTTTGCCATTCTTTAATTAATTGAGCTGCTCTAATTGAATTATATCCCAAACTTGGAATGAACACTGCCTTAGACCAGTCTCGAAAAGGAAAATATACAATTTGATTCATTCTATTTGGTATATAACATTTTATCGAAAATCTTATACCAAATTGATTCATTGCTTTTATGATAACATTATAATGTATTTGTACCGGTTCTTCCTTATTGAAAAAGATATTATACCGATACAATTTTTTATAAAGTTCAAAAATCCTACATATTGCAATTACACGAATTTTTGGTGGTAAATAGTGTAAATTGAATCCCAAAGTTCTCGGTCCTAATTTTGTTACAATAGGACCGATACTAAGAACCAAAGGATATTTATCGAAAAAAGGTAACTTATCAGTACCTTTATATTTCGGATTAAAATATTGAAAAGTGTATAAACAACCTTGTGCTAATAATCTATGATTATATCGATAAATTTGAGGATTTTTAAAACATGTTTGGTATAACCAAGCAAGTGCTTTTGATGCTGGTCTTCCACCTTTAACCCAAGATGAATTTTTAATTGCTGTTTTCAAAGAATATTTTCCAACATCTCCTAATTTTAATTTATCAATTAATTTTGCTGTATTTTCAGATTGTTTTGCTGCAGCAATAGAATTAGCATATTTGGTAGAATACATATCACGTTTATCGAGATTTATTAAATCATCGATAGTCATTACTTTTTTCTTTCTACCTTTCATAAATTATAACATTATTATTTTTTAGTATCAGATATTTTTAACAAATCAAATCTTCGATTGAATTAATTTTTGTTGTATCAGATACAAGCATTGGACCTTGTTCTGTAAATCCAAGTAAACTATTTGTATCTTCAAAATAATATAATCTTGAATGTTTACCTCCTGGAAAGTCTTTATAAATTATTGAAAACATTCCATCCTTATAATCTAAGTAGACACAAGATTTTACGATAGTATCTTTTATTTGTGAAATCAGATTTGTTAATGGAGCTTTTATTCTAAAATCATTTTGGTTAACTTCAACCATCATTAATAAACCTTGACTTTGTAATTCTGATAATTCTTTTATCAAAGTACTATAAGATGTTTTATTTCCGTTAACAATAACTTTTGCTTCCCCTCCATCCAAAATTCTTTCAGTTAATCGATATTTTGTATCAATAAATTTTCCTGTTTTTTGATTCAAGAAAACTAAAAGTATCGGTATTTGTATCTTTAATAATGCAAAAAATTCTGAACTCTTCATAGAGTTAATTCTCAGATTTTTCCCATCTTTCAATTTTGTAATATTCATAATATCAGTTTTAAAAAATTTTATTTTTCAAATTTAAATGATTTTCAGTAATAAGTTTAAATTCCATGTTTTGCTGAGATTTACAATATTTAATTGCTGCACTCCATTTACATGAATTTTTATACATAACTGGATCTCGTCTCATCATTGATTCATTTAATGGTACTTGATTATTTGGTTTAATTTCTATCAAAAATAATTTACCTTTTGTTTCTCCCCTATCTTTCATCTTAACCAAAACATCAGGATAATAATTATGACGAACCATCACAATTTTACCATTAATTTTTTCCTTCATAAAATATGGAATTGGAAAAGGTTCCGAACTCCACCATTCTATATCAGGATTTAATTCCATTTTTAAAAAGAACTCTTTTTCCCAACCTGAGCGATATATAATTGGTCTTGGTCCTTTATATTTTTTAGGGTTATAATCGTCAAAATAACCTGATTTAAAACGACCCTTTTGAGGACCAAAACTTTTTATATTTTTCATTCCAAAGCATTTATATTTCCAATACTATCAACTGTAATCCAAATCGTATTTAAATCCTTAAACATATTTTGAGTATCATGTGTCATACGACGACCACCATTAACAATATTTTTCGGATTAATATTTAATATTGTTCCAAATGGTAATAAACCTTTCAAATTAGGTATAAATGAAAAATCAATACCAGTAAAAGATTTAAACTCAAAACAAATATATGTTAAATCAGAACTAAATCTTTCTTTATTAAAATTATCTTTTGGAATACCAGAAAATTTTAAAGCATTATCAATTGTATCAGAAACTGTTAAATATTGAATTAATGAATATCTGTTTTCCAAAAATCTTTTAATCCATTCTTTAGCAGCATCTTTGGTTTTAAATTCCAAAATAGAATAATATGGAGTTTTCAAAGAATTTTCAAATAAGAAATAAAAATGTTTGAAAATTTCTTCGATTTCTGTAAACAATTTATAATCAAATTTGTTTACATTTCCAATAATAAGTTTCTGATTATATTCAGATAATTTTGTAATAAAATTAGCTACTTTAATTCGGTCTTCCTGAGAAATAGAAACAATATCATGCATTGCATCTGTAATACGAGCTATTTCAAAATCAGGATTTTCAGGAGTAACAGCAACAGGAGTAACATATAATTCATTACCATCGAAATCAGTAATTTTATGACGACAAAGAGGATGTCTAAATGTTGATTCCCAAGTCTTAAAATCCCAAATATCTTTATTTATAAACTTATTTCCAAATTGACGACAAGTTAAATCAATAACAATATTGATACCAGAATCTTGAACAAATATTGCTGTATGCCATTTATTTTCAGAATATGAAGGTTTACAATGTCCATAATATTGTTCCTTAATATCAATTGAAATTAATTTAGCTTTAGCATTTCGAGCTTGTAATAATAACTGAAATGGTTTAAACATTAAAAATGCTTGAGAAGCACTAACACAAAATCCAGTAGTACCTAAACCATCACCAATACCATAAGGTTTGCTTACAATTTCACCATTTGGATTTTGACCTTTACGATATGCTAAATCAAACCCATTCTGTACTGATGGTAAATTTTTCCATGCTTTTATAACATTTTTATATATGCTTGCTATTTGTCCTGGTGACTGAATTTCAGTATTCATATTTTTATTATTTTATTATTTCAAAACAAGTTTACAATTATATTTACAAACAATAAAGTTTTAAATATTTAGAATTATATGACTTCAATTTCTTGAGTTAATGTTGGAAAATCTGATTCTTCATCTTTTGTTTGCCAATTATAAGAATATCCAATAACAATTTTTTTACCTGAATGTTCTTCATCTAATCTTATTCTATCTTCACCTTCTCGATTAGAATTTTTAGGTAAATATATTTCGAGATTGATAATAGAAAATGGTGTCAATTCAAATAATATATTTTTCATTGTTAATTTAATGGAATTTCCACCAATAGATTTATTGATAATATCTTTATAAAATGGTTGAAAATATGATTCAAATACTGAAAACATATTTTCATATTTTTTACTGGTAGGTTCTCCAATTTGAATTGAAGGAATTTCAGTTCCATTTATAAAATATTGATCATAATTATCAATAAATGTTTTACCAAAATTTGTGTTAATTGAATAATAATCAGCAACTAATTTCTTTGGATCTTTTATTGTATCTTTTTCGTTTACATCATAATAAGGGTCTGTAGTAATAACAATATCTCTTTCTGAAATAGATTCTCCAAGTTGATTTAATGAAAATTTATCATAAGGATTTTTCCTAAGTTGATCGATATTACATACATGTAAATAATAGAAAAAATCTACCATCCAAAAACATTGAGTATACTTTCGTAGAATATGTGGTAATAAATCCAAATATATCATATTAGGATTTATAAATAATTCTGGTTGTTTTGATAAAAATGGATTATCATCAGTATAAAGTCCAATTTTTGCTTTGGTGCAAATATCTTTCAAAATATCTTCATAAGTCATTTCCTTATAAAGTAATTGTTCAGTTTTATACCAATCTTCATTATATAAAATACCGTTACATGTTAATGCTGGATCACCAGAATCACTATTTGTTGAAGTTATAAGACCATTAAATTTTATATACCAATCTTTATAACCAACAAATATAATACATTTATCGATTTCAGATTTTTTTAATGTTTCTCTTACAGCATAATTACTATCATCTATTTCAAAAGAAAATGAAGGTAACGAGTTCAGGCGAACTGTCATAGTAAAATCTAACAATTCGCCTGAACCAAGAATATAATCATTTATTTTAATTATTGGAAAAGTAGGACCCCAAGCTCTTGTTGTTGGATTCATATCATCTTCTCCAGCATCAAAAGGTATTTCAATGTTTTCTACCTCAACTTGTGGTTTCAAAATTAATCCCATATTACTTTTCAATATTTATTTCGATTTCAACTAATTCTTTTTCCAATTCTTTTTTCTGTTGTTTTTCAAACTCTTTTAGTTTCTCTTTTTCTTTTTGTTTCTCATCATAATTCGAAAAAGATTTTTCATACATTACTCTTAATTTATCAACAGTTAATGATAATGGTATTCTTGCAATAACTCGATATACTCCAATTTGTTTTGTATTTTCCAAATAACCAACTTTAATTAATTGTCTTTTTATTTGGTCAACATAAGATTCTGCATTACCATTTTTCTTTGCAAGATTTACTAAATCTTTTCGAAGAATTAAACCAGAACTAATATTAATATGTTCTCTTATAATATGAAGTAATGATTTATGATTTGGATTTTTCATTTCAAATATATTTAATGTTTAAAATGTTAGTATACCTGTATCTTTATTATATGATACTTTTGGTAATGTTATATTTAATTTTGGAGATGCTGTAGTAACATTTTTGTTATCTCCAGTTGAAACATTTTCAAGATTTACTTTATAATTATCGGTTGATTTATTTATTCCATTAACATCATTTTCAAATTCTTCAATCTCTTCATCAGTCATATCATCAGATATTAATGTATCTGTCATCCAATAACAATTCTTTATAAGTTCATCCATTATTGGTAATAAAAAATATGAACCTATTGGTAACTCAACAACATCAGATATTTTATTATAAGCAAGTACGATTGAAAGTGCTCCAATATCATGATAGTAAGTTAATATTATTTGGTCTAATCTACCATATAATTTATTATCAACTTTAACTGAACCAGAAATTGGAATACTTTCAATATTATCAATAAATAATTTATCGATATTATATTCGGTTACTTGATAATATGATGTTAATTGTACCATAAATTTTTATTTTAAATTTACTTTTTTAGCATTGAATCCAGGAAATAAAAATTTAACATCAAATTTATTAAATGTTATTCCAACATCAATTGTTTTACTTTCACGAAATTGTGTATTATAAGCAAAACTAAGTCCAGGCATTACAGATACAAAACAATCAGAAAATTTAAATTCAATCAATGGAATTTCAGCAGCATCTAACATCGTAATAATAACATAAAACATATCTGTTTCTCTGGTTCTTTTATAATACGAATATAAAACTTCGTAAAAATACATCCAGTTGATTATTGTATTTCGTAATGTTAAATTTAATGTAACTCCATCAATAATTTCATTTTGAGAAGCTGTTCCCGGATATTGTCTTTGTATTGTTGTATGTGGAAATCCATCCTGCATTTGAGATGGTTTTAAATCTCCTAAGTTCATTAAACCAGGAACTGCAATAAGATTTAAATTTATTCCTGGAATTTCAATATTTTGAATACTTTCTAAAATCACCGATTTAATATCTTTTAATGGTGAATTTGAAGCTTTCAGATAATTATTATATTTTGCTGATAACTCTTTTGTAAATATGGAATTATCAATTTCGATTTGGAATTTATCTGTTGCAGGATTAAGACTGAATGCCATAATAATTAAGATTTTTTCTCAGATGACATTAAAGCATCAAGAGATATTGATGTTGATTTATATCTGTTAAGATTATTCCAAGCAATTCTTAAATCATTTGAAATTAATGTTGTATAAAATGAAAACAAATTGGAAGTAATTTCTGGATTAAAAGTATTCCATTTTTGCCAACATTCAGCAACTGCATAATTAATACAAGAACGTCTATCACAATCATTTACATATTTATATACTCCTGCAAATCGAGTTGCGATTTTCATAAATATATTAATTAATTTATCAGTTGGTTTACCATTCTCAATTGATTTATAATATTCTTTACTTATTTCAGTTTCGGTTACATAATAATTTTGTTTTGAAAATTTTTTATATGTAACTTGAGAATGAGATTTTTTTGAAATCTCATTCTCTTCAGAAATAATATTATCATTATTATTATTACACATAATCGAACTTATTAATGCAATTTAAATTCGTTTTTGTAAAAATTTAAATCATCAAGTACTTGATTTAAACTTTCATTAAGTTTTTGTTCCCTTATATTAAGTTCATCAAAAGCAGGTGAATCAGATTCACAAAGATTTTTTAATTCTCTAACTTTATTGATTCCTTCATTAAGAGTTCTTTGACTTTCAGTTAATTCAACAATTTTTTTATTTCTGATATTCAACTGAGCATCATCGTTTTTGATATTCTCAACAAATAATTCTGATACTGATTCATTAAGAGTTTGATTTGCTTCTTCAACAAGTTCTCTAAATGATTCAAATAATTTCGTTCTTCCCTTACTTGAAGCTACAATTTCCGGAGTATTTTCAACAAATACTTTTTCTTTATCAAGAATAATATATTGATTTTCGTTAAGATTTCTGATAACTCTTAATTTATCAAATTTGATAAGTCTATCATGATTTTCAGCAAGCATAATAAAATTATCAGCATCAGCTAAAAACCGATTATAATTAAAATCAGAAACTAACAAAGGATTTGCTTTGTATGTTTGAATTGATTCTAACAACATTTCTTTGAGATCTTCTTTTTTAAATGGAAGAGTTTTACCATTTTTAGAAATAAACATTGTTGAATCAGGATTGATTCCAATACTAAAATCCCAATTTTCGTTTAACGAAAATACTGATGTTTCCGGATTATAAGCAAGTGAAGTTATTGCTTGCATTAATCTTTTATGAGTATTTGGAATTTCAATATCTTTAAGTTCAGATTCATTTAAAGATTGAAATATTTCTTTTTCATTATCATAAGTTAAAACATCTGATTCAGTTAATAACAACATTCGATTATTTTTAACATCTTCACATGTAATACCTACTGGAGCATAACTTATAAGATAAGGAGCACCAGAAATACCTTTTATAAATACATCATTTAAATTTGATTCATTCAAAGGTTTATCTAAATCTTTATCAATATCTTCAGGATTAACAACAGTATTTTTTGAATTGTTTTCCAAAGCATCTTTAATTTCATTAAGAAGCTTTGAATCCAAATTATCAAATAAACCATTTCTAATTCCAGCTTCAATTACTGAAGAAGGTTCACTGAAATGTGATTGAATACTTTTAATTGTTTCTTCGGGAGCAGGAACACCAGAACGTTTCATATTTTCATAATGTTCTTCTTTGCAAAGATTTATCAAAAAGTTAAGATCACCAGATTTAACTTTTTTACGACAAAATTCAATTATATCACAAAGTTTTGCATCATCAGGAGCAACCTGTTGAGCATTTGTCGTAAATTTTTTTAATTCTAAAATAGGTGTCTTTGATTCATTAAGATTCTTGTAAACTTCATTTACTAAATCTTTACCTCTTAATGTATCTGGCTGACATCTTTCCAAACTTTCATTTATTGATTGTAATATTGCTGGATAAGAATTTTCACCCAAATAAGAAATCAAATTAATTTCTTCCATATTATTAAAAATTTAAAATTTATATTATCAAACTATTAATTTATTTATTAAATTATGAAATTTATAATTTATTGAATTTCTAATTCATAACTTTGTAATTTTCTTTACACCAAGTAAAAACATTTCACAAGTTTTATCGTCAAATTCCTCTTCGTCATCATAAATGTACTTAAGTAATGGTTTGATCATTGTTTGAAACAACATCTTATTCCAGTCAGGTTCGGGTAATCCTGGTACTTTATCAATATTAACATCATCAGGAATACCTATTACATTACCTTGAATATCATAATAGTACATCATTTTTTGTCGTTCGAAAGCTGCTTTATATTCTTTTTGAAGATTATTTTTTTCGATAAAATTCATCCAAGAACATGCAATCTTCATTTGTATATGTGTTTTATCACTTACATATAAACCTTCCGAATTTTTATAAATTTCCTTAAGATTACTTACCGAAGATATTCTATATATAAAACTCTTTTCTTTTCTTGATTTAATATATTTCATAAGTTTCAAACATTCGATTCTCAACATATCTTCATCATAATCTTCTATAAGAAACTTATTAACAAGTACCGAAAGAATTTTTTTCATTCTTGGAGCAAGTTCACCTTTCTTTAATTCAACACCTGTTACTTTTAATTTTGGTTCTTTCAATAATTTACCATCTTTCCAAATTTGTGTAACAACATATTTCTTTTTCTTTTGGTAAACACTTTTTCTTCCGGTAACCTCATGCTCCATTATTAAGAAACCTTTTCGATGATTTCTATATTCTGTTTCTTCATTAATACATTTTTCGATAACTGGATCAATAATGTTTTTCATTGTAAAAGTTACGAAATTAGAAAGCTCATCATTTCCTTCATGAGTATTTGCCGGAAAATTAATACCTTCAAGCAATTCATAAATTTTACCAAAATCAATATATCGAGAATCAGTATCTCCATATACACAAATATCGTTAACTGTATCAGGTTTATATTCCTTAAAATTAATAAGACCGGTACATTGAGGATAAAATTCTTGTATTTTTTTGAGATTATCAGGATTATCACCCCAAGTTGTGAAGAATTTATTTATCGCCATATCCATTACAACGAGGTAGGATTTACCAGTTTGTGTGATATCTTCTGCCATATCGTAATCCACTAAAGAAAAGTAATCAGAAGCTGCAACACCATATAATGAATTGGCATCGGCTTTCACCACTAATTCCATGTTATGATATTCATCTTGTCGGGTTGGACCTTCTTCCAATAAATCTATAATATCATTTATATTTCCAACTTGAACAGCTCTTTCAACTCTTTCTTTATAATTTCTATATGCTTCCGAAAAATCCATATTGTTTGATTTAATTGTTTACAAAAATATATATTCCTTATATTATATATTTCTGATAATTTCTTAAAATTTAGGGAATAAAAATAAAGAAGGGGATATTGGTAGTACCAAATCCCCCAAGGAAAATATATAAATCAAACAATCAAAAATTCAAGTCATCTATATATTGATCTAAATCTGTTGCATCAATAATTTCATCACTTTGAGCATCCAAATCTATATTTGATTGAACAATCTTTGTTGCTAAACATTGAATAAGTGAACCAGCATATTGAGCACTCATAATTACTTTCTGGGAATCTTCGTTTGTATAGAAAGTAAATATATGATTACCCATCATTATAAAGTCACTTTTCAATATATTAAAAAAAAAATTCTGTTCTTCGGTAAGATTACATTTTGTTGCTAATTCTTCATCGATATTAAATTCAACATCGAAAGCTTTATCATTTACAACTATTTTATTTTTGTTAATCGTAAATGTTAAGAATGAAGTATTATCAACAATTGATTTATTCAAATTTTTGATAAGACGTTTAACTTCCTGAATTTGACTATCAGATAAAATAATTTTTACCATATCAGAATCAGGAGTACACTTCTTAATAATATCAGCATAATCTGTTACTTTATCTGAAATCATTTCATCTGTTGACAATAAAATTTTTGTTGTCAAAGGTGAATTAGATTCACTCATACCAGATATTTTCATCACACTTGCTTGAAACTCACCATTCAATTCAACAACATCAAATGATAATGTTACAGTATCAGAAGTATGTACCGACAAATATTTTTTGAATAAATCTCCTTTTAAAATGTAGATATTAAATGTAGGTATTTTTGATAAATCTTGTTCTTCAGATTTTGGAGAATCATCAAGTACATCAACACTTTCAACTTTTTCAGGTTTGATTATTAATGATTTTAATGGAATAGTCCATATTTTCATGAAAGTTTTTGTCGGAGATAATGAGCATGATTTAACCATATTTCCAGAAAATTCCAACATAACCTGTTTATTCACTATTAATGAATTATCCAATAATCTGCGAAATTGAGCAAGATTAAAGTTTTTGATTTCAATTGTTTGCATAAAATATTTCCTTTATTATTTGATTATTTGTTATTATAATTTTATGAAATAAATTCCACTAAATATTATATATAAATCTTTAGTGGAATTTAGGTAAATATTTTGATTATTATTTTTCGGTATTTTCAGGTATTGCTGAAATAAATTCATCCAATGCTTTCAATAAAATATCTTCAGTTTTATTTTGAATACCATAAGTTTTAAATTCGTTATAAAATTGTTTCAATTTTTCAATTGAAATACCATTTCGAATAAGTCTACCACAATGATAATAACTAAATTTATGGGATTTATTTATGCAATCAACAATTGTTTCAAAAACTTCTGATTTACCAATTGATTTTGCAAATTCTCTAGATTCTCTTAATGTTTTTGAATAAAGATTTTCAACACATTCATCAATTGGTTTCTCAGCTAATTTATTGCAATCAATTTCATCTTGAAGTCCTTCTTTAGATTCTTCTGATAAATTTTCATTTGAAGTTTCAACTGGAACTGTTTCAGCTGTAAAAAATTCCCGATAACCTTTTCCAAGTTCAGAATTATTTTCTTCAGCTTGAGTAGTTTCTTTAATATTACCAACAGAAACTTTTACATCTTTTAAAATTGAATCTTCTGAAACTTTAAAATCTTGAGTTTCTTCAGTTGTTGTTTCCGTGGTTTCTTTCGATTTTTCTTCAGCTTGAGTTTCATTTGAAGTTTCTTCCGTAGTTGTTTCCGGGTTTTCTTCAACCGGTTTTTCTTCTTTCAATACTTCGTTAATATCTTTTACTTCTTCTTGAGGACCAATTGGTTGTGTAGGTATTCCCAAAATATCTTCTACTGAACCAACTTTATCACCAGATATTATTACTTCTTCTTTCTCAGATTGTTCTTTAACTTCATCCAATACTTTATTAGATTCTTCTTCAGCTGCTTGGAAATTTTCATCCAATATTTCTTCAATATTTTTTCCCATAATTTTTAATATTTTTTATTTTGAATATTTAATTATATACATTTTGATAGTTTATAATTATTTCTTACCAGTACTACCAAAACCACCTGTTCTTGTTTCTCGTTTTCTTAAAATAATTTCATCATTATTCCAATCAGATTCATTTATTTCTATCATTGAATTTATGAGTTCCGATTGATGCAATAAGAATTGTCCTATTCGAGTATCTTTTTCAAAAGTTATACATTTATCATATAATAATATTTGAAATCCAAAACCATAAGTATAGTCTTCATCAATAGTTCCAAGTATCAAAGTATAATCATCTTTATGACAACCACTTCTTGGTCTCAAATCCATAAAATAAGGATAAGGTATATCAATTGCGATACCAGAAGGAATAGTACAATTTTTACAAATTGTCATTCTTTCAAGACTATTATCATATACTATCCAATTATCTTGTGTATTTTTTTCTCGAATATATTGATACCTTTCATTAACAACAAATTCAAATTCTCGATTTTTATCTGAATTGTCATTTATCTTTTTAAATGCAAGAAAGAAATTTTTATCAAATCTTGGTAAATATAAATCAACACCAACTGAAAGTCCATTAGATATTTTTGGTGAATTAACATCAAGAAGTTTGCAATATCTAAGATTGAAATTTGTTCGAGAACTTTTATTTAAATAAGATAATTTATCAAGTCTTGTTGTTCCTGTAGCTGTCCAACTTTTTGCATTTGATAAATCTACTCCGATAACATTTTCTTCTCCAACTATATTTCCAGCTTCACAAGGAAATTTATTATCTTCACTAACTTCTGATTGAAACTTAGTTGCAACTCTTTTTCGTAAATCTAATTCTTTTGACATATCAAAAATTTTTATTATTTATACTTTTTAAACCAACGAATGTTTATTTCCAGAGAAACATTCATTGTTAAACCAACGAATGTTTCTTGAAATAATTATTATCAGGGTCTAATTCTTTTAACTTATCTTCCAATTTTGGAATAAGATTTAAATAAATATCTGAAGCATGACCTTTGAATATTTTACGTTGATTTAACAATTTGGTTTCAATCTTATAAAATAATCCTTCAGTATTCATATCATAAACACGACCCATAAATGATAAACCATATCCAAGAGCTTTATATTTTTCCCATTTTTGTTCTTCAACAATATTTGCTGGTCTACCAAATTCATTAACTAAAATTTGATCTATTTTTAATTCAGGAGAAATACCAGCAGTACGAATACCATTAGGATAAAGTGATTTAGCATCAATACAAGCAACAGCTTTTACAACTTTTTTAGTTGGCGATTTTACATAACCACCTTTGTAAGGTCTTGTATTTGGTATATTTTTTTCTGATTCTAATAAGAATCTATTATTCTCTCTTAATTCTTGATATACAAGTGCTTCTGAAATTGAATTTTGTGAAAGTTTCAAATATGGAACATTTGTATAATAAGATTGGAAAAAATTAATATCATAAAGATTTACAGCTTTATGAATTAACATAACCAAAATAGTATCGACAAAAGCATAACCAATAAATCTAACAAAATTTTCTTCATAAAGTTTACGTAAGTTACCTTCATAAGAAACTTTTTGTAATCCAAGAATCATATCTGAAATACTATTCAAAGAATAACTTCCAAGATTATTATAAACCAAAGAATCTTTAAATAATTGCATATAGTCAATCATGATTCTATGCCATGGTAAATCAAGTTGTACTGATTCTCGTTTATTTAATTTAAATGTTGCTTTCTTAAGTCTATGAACCGGAGAACATTTTGCAAAATCAATATTGAGTTTTTTACATCGATTTGCAATATACAATATATCATATAAAACATAATTCCAACCTATTGTTGAATGAAAATATTTGTTAACTGCAATCAAAAAAGCATTGAGCATTTCTACTTCAGTATCAAATACTTTTATTTCTGTTCTATATTCATATTTTGAAGCATACTTTTCAAGAGTTTCATTTAGAACTTGTCTGATTTGATTCATATCTTCAAAATCAAATTCCGGATGTTTATCATTTTTTAAAATAAATGCTAAACTGTTTAAGTTAATATCTGTTATACAAATTGATAATATTTTATTTTCAGCTTTTGTTGGATCAGAATAACCATATTCATCAGTAACATCTGTTTCAATGTCAACACTAAACGGAATCGGAGTTTGTAAGATACTTGTCTTTTCGTAGATTTCAGGAAATTGAATCTTTAAATCATACGAAAGAAATTCATTAACATTATGATGAGTAAAATATTTGCTTGGATCTTTTTTAATTGGTGACCCTTTAAATGATAATAAATCTGGTATTCTATTTGGATCAAATTCATCACATTCCACATAATTATAATAATCAATTGCTGGAGTTGTAATGACTTCAATATTTTTATTATTATTTATATAGCTAATTTCGACACCATCTTGTTTTTGTGATATATCAATTATCATTGGATATATTGTTAAAATATGTTAAAACTGAGGGTAAAATTAATATAATTGGAAATACTTCCATTCCAAGAACTTTAGTATGTTAACAAATACTAATTTTGGTAGCTATCATGTGAATATATGTTAACAAATTCACCAAAAATGACTCAAAAGTTAATTTTGAACTAAATTTTCATCAAAAATGACCTTTTTATTAACATATATTTGCTTGGAAAATTAAGATTTCCACAAGCAACTAATAGGGAAATTTTAATCATTCCAAGCACTTTTTATACTCCCAAAAGTAGAAAAAGAGAGTATTTTTATTTTTCCAATTTAATATTGAATTGGATCATTTTCTAAGCTTTTGTTTCATCTTTTCTTGATGTTCCAAAGCAATTTTATAATCATCTTCATTATGTGAATGACTATTCATATCCTCACATAAATTGACAACTTTTTCTGCTGGTTTTGAAGGTTGATTACCAACATTTTGTTCTTTTGATTGATTTGATTGTTTTGATTCCATACTTTAATATTTAGTATTGTTATTATAATTTTCGAAACAATTAGACATGACAATTAAATCTCCAGTAATTTGATATTTAATATCCAATTCAATAGTGTTATTATTTAAATTTCTAAAACCTAATGGAACAACAAAATTGTCTACATCTTTATTTGTTGATATTATACGAAATATACAAATAATATAGGGAGAATTAAAGTTATGTGTTATTTGGTTAAGTGTTTCTGGATGTAATGTGACATTTTTTCTCAAATAAATTTTATCACCAATTTTAAACATATTACCATTATAAGCATAATACAGATAATTATTGATTAAATAATATCTATCATTTTCGGTTATATTTGCTGGTAATTCTGTTAATTCAATTATTGGGTTTGATAATTCTTTATCTGAAAGTATTATCTTTTTGATTGGTGTTGAATTATTTCCAATCCAAACAATTGCTCCTTCTTCTCTAAAAGCTTTTGGAATCGTATTAAATTCAGCTTCAGTATTTACATAATAATCTCCAGAAAAATATTGCCATTTTCCATCATACCATATATATGTAACTCCAAGTGGTTTAACTGTTATAATATTACCTTCTTTGGAATAAGTCTTTTTTAATAAAGCATCAATATTAGAATAATCTCTTGAAGGTATTTCTATTTGATGAATTATAAATCTGAGAATAGTATTATATAATGGTATTGGTTTTGTTAAATCTGATTCAAAAGTATATAACAATCCTTCAAGTGTTTCAACGGTACCATCATTTACAGTAGCATCTACAACAAAAAATATAAGACCATTATATCGTAAATTTAAAGGTATCTCTGTATCAATATTATCTAATGAAGAAATAATAAATCTTGGGTCAATTGGTATATTTAAGTTAACACCGAAATTATATGGTATCGGTTTAACATTTAATCTACTATTTTGTATTGAACTTCTTTTCATAATGTTTCAATTATAAATTAATCATGTAATCTTTATTGTTAGTATTTTCGATAACAATTCTACCAACCAAATCTTCTTCATAAATACCAAAATGATAAATACCTTCAATCATTTTTGTTGTTATTATCGAAGCATCATTATATTTTAATTGTCGATATTTATATGTTGTATTTCCTCGTAATAAACTTGTTTTCGGAATTTCAACTTTATCTATCAACATATCACCTCGATACAATTCTAATAAATATCTCGATTTATTAAAATCTAAAATATTTGTAGGTTCACCATCTGATTCAACAGGTAATAATAAATATAATTCCTGTTCAACATTTTGTCGAATATTAAATATATCAGATACAATAAATCCATTATTTTTAATAGTTGAATCAATATAAAGATTGGAAGTTAAACCATTACCTTGAGGATTTCCATCAGAATCATAGTTAGTTACTAATTTATAACATGGAGAATATATACATATTTCATTGGTTACAAAATTAGTAATATCTTTGATAAGTGTATAATTTATCTTGAAATCATCAGGAATTGAAGGATCTCCGTAAGTATCATTTTTAATACTTGCGGCTAAAAAAACTTTCTCTAAATTGAAAGTCATTCCATCAATAAAATAAAATTCAAAATCAATATAAGTATCATTACTTGTTGATACTGAATTAAATATTAATTCAGGTCTTGTATTGTTTGGATATGTTATTCTTAAATCAGCTGTTACTGTTGAATTTCTGTCACTATCAGTTATTTTAAAATACACCCTACCTTTTATAGTTTGTCCATAAAATAACATGTGTTTATTTCCATTTTTATAAATATTATCATATTCGAATCTAACATCATAAAATTCAGGATTAACATATTTTGGTGCTAATCTTGGAAATAATAAATCATCAAATAATTCTTTATATGTTTTACCAGATACATCTGTCATCCACCATTGTAAAAATGGATTTCCATATAATCCAGCTTTTTCAGTATTATAAGTTGTTTTACTATCAACATAATCCCGATTAATCATTATTTCACCATCATAATTGGGATTATCTGGTTTCATTTCCTTTTCATCTTCAGGAACATTATCAGTACGAGCATTAATTAATTTATTCCATCGTAAATCAATACTCTTATATATCTTTGTAAAAAGTGTTTCAAGTATATTCATATCTCAATTATTTAATTGTTTCAATAGCATTAAATAATTTATTATTTAATGTTAACAACTCCTGTTAATTTAACTGGTTGTGATTTTTCGATAAATCTTAATTCATAAGGACAACCATCATTATTTGCAAGACCTCCACCTTCACGATGTTCCATATCAACACGTTCACGAATATGACAATCAATAATTTCTTGATTTTCAAGCATTACTAATCCTGTTTCAGGGTCAAGAACATAATTACCTTCATCATCAACAACAAAGTCACCTATGATTACTTGAAATTTTGGATTACGAATTTCAGTATATAAAATTATTTCAGAAACTTCTTTAAATATATATCTTACAGTTTCTGTTTCACCACAAATACATTGCCAATATTCTTCATTAATTGCAGGTGAAATACCAGCAGGAACATCTTTCAAAGCATTATATAATTTACCTCCAAGATGTACTGTATCACCTTCTTGATAAGTTTCTGTAGGATTCCATTGTTCAACAACAGCACGAGCAATTTCTTTTCTCCAGTTACTTAAAACACTACCATCACCATTATCAATATAATAATGAGCTCTTCGTTCTTTTACCCATACATGTTTATGTTGATATGCAAATCGAGGGTCAATAAAATCACCATTTATTAAATCTTCAAGATTTTCAACCATTGAATCAGTTAACAATGGACCTTTGAATCTTACTTCAAGTTGGGCAAGTTGTGGTGTAGGTTCTGATAATGGAGTTACCCCATCTAAAAGTGGTGATGTATTTTCAGGCATATTTTTAATATTTAATTTGACTTCAGAATTATAAAAATAGGGAGATACAAATAATATTGTATCTCCCTTATATATAAATCATGAAAACAGTTATTTTATTGATTTATACCATTTAGTCATTCTTTGAATCAATTCTTTAAATGATAAAAATTCATCAGGAATAAATGGATTATGTTTTATAAAATTTGTTTCTCCATCATATTCTTTAAGTTCTTTATCAAGATTTTCAATTAAACCAATAAGATATTTAAGTTGTTCTTTTGGATTTTTTGTTCTTATTGTATTGGTTGGATTATCGATTATTTCATCTGTTAAATAAAGTTCCAACCAATTTCTTAAACCAAATAAATATTCATCAAAAGAATCACTAAATGGATATTTATCAGTATTTAATGAATCATCCCAATTATTACTAACTCTTGTCCAGTTATAAAATATGGAATGAATCAAAGAAATGATATATTCATCTTTATAAACTTTTTGATATTCATCTAAAAATTTTGCTTGGAATTTTTTCAATTCTTTAGTGATTTGTTCAACAGTATTGTTAAACGGATATGTTTCAGTATTATCATAATTTGGAACATTTTTAATCAATTTTGAAAGTTCATCAAATTTATTAATGTACTCATCAAAATAATTTAAATATTCTTGGTTATTCTGAATTTCAATAAGTGTATGATTGAATTGAGATTTATTAAGATTTTTGAAACAATCAAAATTAAATTCATTAATACTCCAATCATTTATTGACATTGATAATTCATCAAAAGAATCACTAAACGGATAAGAATCAACAACATTATCACTATTAAAAATATCACTTATTTCTTGATTATCAACAACATATTGAGATAAAACAACACTTAAATTGACAATATCTAACAATACATTTTTGATTTGAATATTATCAATTTCATCTGTATTATCTATATCAAATTCAGGTAATATATAATTATCAATAAGATTATTATTGAAATTACCTGTAATAATCATATCAAGTAAATAATTGATAAATAAACTTTGATATTCAATTTTATCTTCATCTGTTACTTCACCTGTTACAGAATTATCAGCAAGATTTTGTCCAGCAATTTCTATTTCATCTAAATAATATTCTGGTTCATCAACATGAACTTCATATTCATCTAATGATTTTTCGATAGCTAAATCAAGAACAGAAATATTATTCTTTTGAAGTAACGGAATAATATTGGTATCGATAATAGCTTTTATTTTATCTGAACCAGTTAAATCAGATTTTATAAAATCATAGTATTTATCAATATTATCTTCAGTAAATAACGAATTTAATATTTTATTATAAATTTCTGGATTTTTTAAACCATTTAAAATT